TCTATAGCTACATTTCCTGTTTTCTTCCAAGTATCTCTTTCTGTCTTTATCTCTACTTTTCCAAGAGTAAGTATCTTAGCTACACTCTTTTCAAACTTCTCTCCAAACTCTAAATCAACGTCAAACTTATTGTTTTTATTATACTTTAAAGCTTGATATTCTTTTAATTTCTCCACTACATCTGCTCCTTTCGTTTCTATCATTATTCTCCCCTTGCTATTACTTCAGTTTTACACCTTTTACAACTTCTTTTATGATTTCTCATTCCCCAATATTTACGGCACTTACATCTGATATGTTTTTCTAAATCATTATCTCTCATTTTAAATGCCTCCATATAGTTCTTTTAGATACCTTATATTTATTAGCTAACCAATCAATTGATTTTCCTCTTATTTTTCTATGAAATATAAGCCAAAATCTATGTTTTATTTTCCTAGGTCGTCCCATTAGGTATCCTCCTTCTTTCTATCCCATAAGTAGGCATATCAGGGAATTTATGCACTTTCCCTAGCCTATCATATTGCCAAACAACTTTACTATCATCACAATAATAAAGCATGTCTTTTTTTCCCCACTGTCTATGTATATGTCTCATCTTCCCTTACCTCATATAGTTTATCAAAAGTCTCTTTGTCCATTTGTTTTCTACTCATAAATGAAATAGTAGCATCTTCTTTACTTTTAGAAGGAATACTATCTACCCTACTTCCATCTGATTTTAATCTTAATACAAAATTCATAATTTCTCCTTAATTCTAGGGCAAACTAGTGATTGACATTGCTTGATAGCATCCGACTGCTACAAAAATCCACAAGACTTTTAACCTAACCTTGTATCCCAGCTGCATACCGCTGGCGTATCGTTTGCCCTAAAAATCTCTACTTGATAGTTTTCTTAATACGTATTTAGCTAATCCAGCTTGTTGCCTAGATAGCCATTTTAAAATTTTCATAAATTCTTTATCTGTTAGCGGTCCTTTTCTTGTATTACATCTCATGCAAATCATTTGTAGATTTTTAGGAGTTGAGTTACCACCCAAAGAAAGAGGGTGAATATGGTCGCATGCCATATTATTGACAAGCAATATAGTATTGCAATACCTACACTTCCTCCCATAAGATTTATGTAATAGTTCTCTAACCTCTGTAAGTGATATTTTAAACTCGACTTCATATTCCTTACTCCTTCTCTTTAAAGTTGTTCTTAAAGTAGAAGACTTTTTCATCAATCGATGAAACACCTTCTTAGCAAAATGCTTGTGATGTCTTTTTAGTTTTCTACTAAATTTATCTTCCCATATACTTAAACCCTTAGGGGACTTTCGTCCCCTTTTAGGTTTACGCACACTTTTAGTTCCATTGGCCATTGAACTTTTTCCCATCTTTCTTGTCTCCAACTAAGTTAGAATTACCAATAGACTCAACTTTTAAATAATGCATCAAATTTCTCAATCTGGTATCAGTATCATTTAAGTGTTGTCTTATTTCATTGACTTCCCAATGTTTAACTCTATTGTCATAGTGTCTTCTTTTATAGTTCTTTCTTTTACCAAAAAGAACTCTTTTTATTAATCTACGCATGGTATTTTAACCCCTCCATTTTTGATTTATTCCAGAATCCAAGTATAAGTTGAATTTCAAATCTCCAAAAACCGAACATTAATCCTTTTACAGTTCCTGGAGCTCCTACAGGGTGTATAAACCCTATTTTTATTAGTTTAAATAGATGTATAGCCGTGTATTCATCCATTAATAATACTCTGAGTATCATTCCCATTTGTTCTCCTTAATCTGAAACTAGGTGTCCATTCTACATGTGTGTCAAATAGTTCGCCATCAGTATTTTTAAATAATCTAACCGCTCTTTCTTTAGACTTTGGTTGACCATTTAAACCAATAACTTTTCTTGATGCGTTTTCTATAGCACCACTACCTTTACCAGCATATAAATCTAACACTTCGTTTCTGCTATATTCCCGACTAACTTGAGAGATTTGTATTACGATTAAATCATTATTTACAGCCATATTAGATAATCCATGAGATATATATTTTATCTTTTCATATTCGCCTCTGTAACTTACAGGAGTGTCGACTAAATCAATATAATCTATAATTACTAATTGTGGCTCTAATTCTCTTACTTTTTCATATATTTTATCTAAAGTAGGAGATATTGTTTGAATCATAATATGCTCTAACTCTTCCTTATGCGATTCATATAACGTGTTATAATGGCTGTTTACTTCTTCTTTTTCTTTTCCAGAAACTATTTGTAAATGCCTTCTGTGCATATACCAAGATGATAATTCTAATGAAAGAAATAACGTGGGTATTTGCCATTCTCTTACAATTTGATTATTTACAAAATCAACTCCTAATGCTAGGTTTTGAGCAAATGTAGTTTTATTTGAACCTGTAGGTCCAAAGATAGTAACTAATTCGCCTGGATATATAGTTGATTCTACATCCAAGCCTAATGCTCTGCTTAAGTTGATTGTTTTACCACTAAAATCAGTAGTCAAACGTTCAGCTAATTCTCCTTGCATATCTTCAGATGATTTAATATCTACTAAATAATCTTTTCTATTAAAGTGAACGCATTGCGTCTTACAATGGTCTACCATTACGCTGTCTTGACATCCATATTTATAGTTTCTATTATATACGTTTTCTACCATTTCCATTATATCGTTTTCAGGCATACTTTTGTTATTCCAATGCAACATACATACTTTTGCATAATGACTAGGTATTCCATGCCTTTTAAAGTGCGATATAATTCTCATTGCAGTAATATGTCTACTTCCTTCTTTTGCTCCATTATTAAGCATTGATTGGACACATGGTATTATTTTATTCGGTTCTGATATTTTGTTAAATACCCTTACATTAGGTATTTCTGTTACTACTGAATGCTCTAGCTCTCCGTTTCCTTCTAAAACATGATATTGAAAGTCTAACCTTTTATCTTTTGCTAATTCAAGAATATCTTCAGGATTCTTATTCATAACTTCATCTCTAGTTAATGGAATTTTATATAACCCTGTCTTTTGATTTACAGTATGTTGCAATCTGTATATGCCAGTTCTCATATAGATACTAGCATCTACATCAGGTTGCAACTTCTTTATAGTTTGTTTGACTATATAAGGTAAATCGTTTCCAGGTTTAAAATTGAATAAATCTCCTGAAAGAATAAGGTGATAACCAGAGCCAGAAAAGTAAGACTGGAAGCTCTCACGACCAATATCCGCTTCTTCTAGCTCTAGTATAACAGACCTCAAGATGTCTAAAGTTCTTTCATCACTTCTATCCTGCTTATCAATATCAATAGGTATTTTATCTATATATCTAACGCCAAAGAAATTCTTTAAACTTCCATTTTCATTGACATATTGCATCGCTGCATCATCATATAGATAAACACTCCTATAGAGAGGCTCATCTCCTATATAAGCAGACAACCTCTCTGTAGGAATCATTATACCTCTGTTATGAGGAGAACCTTTAGCTATCTCGATATAGTTCACAGATTAGCTAAACCATTTCCTGACATAGCTGGAGCAGCAACTACTTCATCAGATAGTTCTTTTAAGTAACCTTTGCCTTTAAGCCAGTCTATATCGCTTTTAAGCTTTTTCTTATTCTCATCAGTTCCTAAATAGACTTTAGGCCATACAACTGTATAAGATTTAGCTCCTACTTTCTTTGGCTGCTCTTTATAGAAATAAGCTATATATCTATACGTATTCACGGTTTCTGCATCACCGTCAACACCGCCTTCATTTAGATAATCTGCTATACTCTCTATTTTAGTGCCATCTTCTTTTTCCCACTCACCATCTGTATTCAATCCAGCTGTGCAATTAATAGCATCAAAGAAAGCATATAATCTTTTTAATACACTTCCTCCTGTGATTTTTCCATTAGAGTCTTTTTCAAAAGAACCTTTTATTTGCAGTTTTCTTGTGTAATCACTATGTTCTTGCTTAACTTCTACTTCTATGTATAAGTCAGCCCAATCAAACATACCTGATTTATCTTCATATCCAACTATTGCAAAATTGTTTATTCCTAAAAACTTATTGTTTTCAGAAGTAAACTCCGTGTTATTCATTTCGGGTTTAAATATCGCCATTACTTTTTCTCCTTATAGATTGATTTCCAATTTAACTTCATGTCCTGACCTTTTAAGTGAGGACTTCTACTACCAGCTTCTAATGATTCATTTGCTTTAAATGATACCATTAAATCGCCATTATCATCATCTCTATAGACATATCCAATAGCATCACAGTCTGCCATTAACATGTTTTTTAATTTACCTGTTAAATCTAGACTTTCTGGTTCTACTATTGCCTTACTGTCTACTACGGCTCTTGCCCATTTCCTATGTCCGATGACTATTACATGAGGAAATATCTCTTTCATAGCTTTTACTAGATTAAGAACTTTGTCTCTTACCATAGCAAAACCTTTACCAAAAGCAAGGTCTTGAATAGCTGAAACTCCTTCTGATGAGCATACTGCTTTATCAGCCCAATCAGCTATTTTATCTATAGTATCTATAGCTACGTATTTGTATTCATGGCCTTTTTTAGCTTCAGTCAATAAGTCAAATAACTCTTGTCTATTATTTACTTCTTCTATGTATCCTTCTACCATGTTTGCACCTTGTTCTGTATCAATTATTAAACAATCTTCTAATTGACTTAAAGCTGTTGTTTTCCCTACTTTAGGTGCACCATAAAGTAACATTACTTTAGGATTTTGGGAAATAGCTTTTCTTTTAGTTTTCTTTAATGCCATAAGCACCCCCTATTTTATATTGTTGATTTGATATATGCTATGGAGGACGCCAGCGAGATAGCACTCGCCTAGACTTTTACGGCTCTTAGTCACCATCATGTTGGAGGCGTCACGGTATGATTTACATCATTCGCTTGCTTGTCCTATATATCAAAATTTATCCCTAACGAAAGGGCTATCTTATGCTTTCTGCGTCACATCACCGAGAGAAAGCCACTCGTCTGACTGGATAGCTCGTCAGGGGCATCCATTGATGTGCATTTCGCATTATAAGATA